CCTCTGTGGCTTTTGCGGCTGCCTGTGATGTAAGTTGTTCGATATCCACCGTTGCCGCGGTGGCGGGCGTTGTGGCTGCCTGTGTGGGCATAGTGACCGGCGCTGGAGCCGTTGGTGTAGCTGGTGTTGCTGGTACTGCTGGCGTTGCTGATGCCTGTGCCTGTTCGCTCATAATAAATCCTTTCATCCGCTTCAAAAGCGTTACCGTTTATAGGCCGTCGCCCGTATTTTTGCAATAAAAAAGCCACCCACTTCCAATTAGGAAATGAATGGCTCTATGGCTCTAATTATTTTATTGTTTTGCATAGTCTAGCTTTATTTCATAATACGCTGATACCGATGCGTTTAAAAAGTAATCATTTTGATGCTCTGTCAAACATTCGTATGAGCAAAAATCAAGATTCTTTATGCTTTCGTGGCTACTATTTCCCCAATCATTGTGACCGGTGATTACTTCGTAATATCTCTTTCCCGCCTGCCCGCATTGTTCCATTCCTATCGTTTTGCCGCATTTGTCGCAATAGATTCCAGATGGAATATCCTTGAACACGACTTGCTCAACTCTTTTATACTCTTTCATCTTTTTGGCTCTCCTTTTGGCTCTTATTCCTCTTCTCTTTCACACTGGCAATAGTGACATGCCTCTTCCATTTTGAGATTAATAATTCTTAAAAATTCTTCATTGCTCGAATGTATTATTTCCGACAACGACACAAAAATACTGACACCGCCAGATGCGCATTGATATTTCATTTCATCTGGCGGGCGCATTGATTTTGTGATCAATTGACAGAGTGGACATCCATCCCAATATGTTTTCGCTGATTCCGGCACATGCTCCGGAATCTTTATCGGCCAATTATTAACGCGGGTATTGTTTTTAATTTTAATTTCTTTCTCGCCCCGACACGATTTGCACCAACAAAAAACACCTTCGCTCTCGGCATCGTCACTGTATGTCGCTATTCGCTTTCCGCAATCGGGGCATAGGTAATCATGTTTCATTTGTCACCGCCTTCATAAAACGCCCACCTGGGCGCGGGGTTATTCCTCGATTTCACATTTGCATTCAGTTGCATACACGGTGTTTATCAAATACAAATATAACTCTTTCGGGTCAAACTCCAGATTATTGTCCTTCGCCAACTCAAAAAGCTTCTTCACATCATCAGCCTTTGGCGTATATGCGTAATTATCCCAGCCACCAATGGGTTCAAGTATTGCCATTATTTACTCCTCACTTTCAAAATATTTTATTGAACGTATAGCGCCGCGCTGCGGGATCAATTTGCTCCCTTGCTCTGTAAATAAGCTTTGAACGCCTTGTTCCAACGGGCCGGAATCTGGCGACTGATTTCATCTACACTCAAAGTCATCATGAACCGTCCGTCTTGCCATGCGCCATTGGTGAGCCTATGCCCGTACTCCACGAACGACGCATAGTCCATTATATTCCAGATTGAGATTTGAACGCTGTCACCGGCTACTTCCACACTATCTATCGTTGCTGCTTGTTCGAACGCACTCAATGCCTCGCCCGTTTTCCGTCCGACTTGCAAGGACTGGTTGCCAACTCCCCACGTGTTTCTTAATGCTCCGGTATCGACTGGCGTTCTCGGCTTGATCTTTGCAACGGCCCGCAAGGCCATTTCCAGAAGAAACTTTCTCAGGAAATCGTCAAAATCATTATAAGCGTCCGTCCAATTCTGGAAAAACTTCTCTAACTCTCTGAAATCAGCTTCTTTCGCCATTGATTATCCCTGCGCTTTCTTCTTTTCAAGCTCTTCTTTCCACCAGCTGCCGGTTAATTGTTTTCTATTGTCCTTGATAATTTCCCACTTCTTTGAATCCAGATATTTCATTTCTTGGAACCCAGCAATGGTTGTCGGCATTCCCTCAAACAGGCCGGATACAAGTTCGTTGCCGTGCTCTTTTTTGGCGGCTGCGATAAATCGCTTGTAGCTTGCCAGTTGCTCCTTGTCGTTCTCGTAATACTTTTCGCGTTTTTGAGTAGACAAGAATTCCTTCCCTTGATCTTCCGTCAAACTCGCACGCCATTCTGCATAACTTAAATCTGCGCTTACATAATAGTTTTTTCCAGTGACGGGATCGCGGGCAATCCGTGTTGCCACATCATCGAACATAGCGTCAATCTCGTCTGGCGGGAAATATGCGACCGTGGTGCTCCGACAATTAGGATGCGTGGGCGGATATGTCACTCCCACTATCTTTTCCGACAATTTAAATATCTTCAAATCAAGGCTCTGGCAGATATCCGAGGTGCGATTATCAAGTGTGGCCAAAAACTGATATCGCTCAATGTCGGCCTCTTTGTAAGTGTCGTACGTTGCGGCATTGGCGATGAAATTTGTTTCTGTTCTCGCCAACCGTTCACCATAGGACCGCCGAACGCCCAGCTGGTCGGCTACACCATTGCCGATGATCCGGGGATTATTACCAAGCGCGATTCCGCGCGGTATGATCTGCCCCATCGCAATAGTCAGCCGGTCTTTGTCCGTCCATATCCGGTCAGAATAGTTCTCTCCAAGCCACTTTTGCGATACGGCTTTTTCTATCGTTTTCGTATCCAACGAAGAAAATGGAGAACCGAAGCCTAATCCTTGCTGGATATTGAAGATCGTCCGGTAGTACGCATCCTCGTATGCAACACCTAAACCCTCCCTGAACGCGTCCTGCTCCTGTGCATACAATTTCTCAACCTGGAATTGTATGTTATCCTGTAGCGCCTCCAGACGGCTCACCGCGGATTTCAAGGACAGCCGCCGGTGTAGTTTCTGCCGGTATGCCGGATCGAATGCATATCCCGTCTCCTTGATCGCGTCGTAGTATTCCTGTGTCTGTTCAAGGTACGATTTCATCTCTGATTTGCTGAGGGCTTGGCGGGCCTCTTCCAATGTCACGCCGGTATCACGTGAATATTTTCCGTAAAAGCTTTCAATTTCTTTCTGTATGGCTTTTTGTGCTTCCCTGTATGTCTTTGCGAGATCGGTGGTCATTTCCTCGGCGATTTTTTCCGAAGCCAGTATGACCCTCTCTGCACGCTCTGACCAGTACTTTTCTTGTTGCTCCTTGGATTGTCGCAATATAGACATTGTTCACCGCCTTGTTATCTGGTGCTTTTAAGCCATTCCACATATTCATTTTCTGTCTTAGCACCACTTTTGACGCCTGATTTCCATTTTTTTGCTGCATCCCTAAAGCTATCAAATTCATTTTGATATTTTGCATAGTCCGGATTGCGCTTGGCCATCATTTGTTTTGTCATATAAATGTTTCTATATAACTTCATGGCTTCATTGGATTTTAGGCTATCCTGGTGCGCCTGGCGTGCACCATATTCTTGACATGTTTTTGTAATATCTTGCGGTGAAGGCCTGTCACAATAGAGCCTGTCTTGTCTTTTTGGTGGGTGAAATGGCTTTCCGCAATTTTTACAATATTTAATTAGATACTCGTTTTTATTAGATATCCCTAATAGCCAGTCGGAAGAAACATTGAATTCTTTGCAAAAATTACATATAACATCAACGGATATATGATTTTTATTTAGCATTGCGTTGAAAAATTTATTGCTATTATTTGCCATGCTGATATCTTGCATCTTTTCAATAATCTCTCTATATATCACAGAATTCATTTCTCCCCACCCTTTCAAGCATAATCCCGCCGGAGGACGAAGGCTAAAGAGGAAAACGGCTAAAAACCTATTGCCTCAAGCCGCTCTTCGTATTCATCATCCGATAGTTCACCGTCTGCATGGCGCTTTCTTAATTCGCGGCGCAAATTAAAATTATCTATTTCTTTTTGTCGGGCAACTCTGTGCTGTATCTCACGCCCCGCCAGTTCGGCTTTCCATTTGTCCATCAATGGGCAATCATACGGTTTCCAGTCCAATTCTGGCAATGAAACTGTTAATCCGTCAGACGCCTTGTCGTCGCAGTTAATAGGCGGGGTCAAAAGGTTTATATAATAGATTTCGTAAAGGTACATATCCGCTATGGTTTTGCATTCTGCATATTCAATCCGCGTTGCGTCCTCAATGTCAATTTTCTTGTGCATTGGCTTGTTGAAGAAATGACCGCGCAAACGAGTTTGAAGCGGCTGTTTTGTTCGTCCTAAATAGGCTACCCAATCGCCGTAATAGATTTTGTAAAGTAAATATGTCATTCTCCCTCACCCTCCCGCTCTAACGGTTCAAATCCTATCGAACCACATATTTTGCATGGCGCGGGATTTTCTATCGCGTGTTCATGTTTAACAATATCGCCGCACAAGCTACACTTCCATTTCTTTGCCACCCATGGAGGCTGGTTTATTGCGTCCGGGAATCTCCCCATAAATCTGATTAGGTCATGCTCGTTCATCGTTATCTCCCTCCTGTGTCAACCTCTCATTTTCTTCCCGTAGCCTTGCAAGTTCCCGCTCTGCACTCATGTCGGACAAAGCGGCCTTGGCTTCGCGTTCGCGCCGCTGCTGCTCGATCTCATGCGATTCTGTCGCCGGATTCCAGTTATCGAGCGTTTCTTGAGATACACCAGTTGCCGCAAGCTTGACCGTATCCTCGATGGCCTCTGATTCGTTCACCATCATATCACGATTGAGTGTAGCGATTAGCTTATATTGCGACCACTGCTTGGCTGTGCCAACGCCCTTAAATTCTAACCAGATATCGAAAAAGTATTTGAGCTGTTGCATGAATACTTCAAATTCTGCCTCCAACCCGTCTGTGTAAGTGTCAAGTCCCTGGAAGCGGAACTTAAGCGCAATTCCCGATGTGTCACTCGATGTGTCGCTGTCGGTAGTCATAATCATTTGCGCAGCCTTGCGGATGTTTTTCTCTATAATTTTGAGTGCGGTTTCCGTAGCTATAATCTCCGGACTGGCCTGCACATAATAAGCCTTGCCGCCCACTCCGGGAGCTACAATGCGTGAGTTCTGCATAATTGCCCGTTGTGCGATCAAGTCACCCAGCTCCGGCGAATATCCTTCAAGCGCGAGAACCGGCTCCAGGGCATCCATGATGGAATCCACCATCTTGCTCTGTAGCTTGTCATAGCTGTCTATAAGCTCTCTGATTGGATTGAGTGCCGGCAATTCATCCTCATTACCCTTGAATGCAATGAACGGGGCTTTCCCCCACGATATCCCTATGCCTTCCTGGTCCATGTGTGCCGTCGGCCCGGGGTTATCCGAGTCTGGTATTAATGCGCCTTGTCCCTTGTCGATATACCTCTCGACTATTTCCTTGTCCCAAAACTCAACTTTGTTGACATCCTCGCGATTCCCGTTAATGTAATGGACTTCTATGTAATCCCTAACCATGACATCAAGTATGGTGTGCTCATTATCCGACCACTCCGGATACATCTGTTCAGATTCCATGTGTTGTATAGCGAGATCGCCGGTCTGGTCGATGGAGACATAAGCGAATCCAATACCTTTGTTAATGGCTCCCTGTTTGCCTATCCTTCTGATTGTTTTTCTACGTTCAGAAGTGAGATATTTTGTCCATTCTTCTTGATAGATTATCTTTTGGGGATCCTCAATCGGATTACCTGTTTCGTCGATTGTTTCCGGCAGCGGGCTTTCTACGCTGATGGCGAACGGCTTCCCCAGGGCGTAATTGCTTTTTTCGGTAACGCTCTCATTCAAAAACGCTGATGGTATTTTGGCGTTCGACAGGGTTTTGTTCTCACCGTATCCGGGCAGGTCGCGGCGCTTCATGGCTATGGTCGTGTTTTCGACAAGGAAGTACTTTTCCGCATCAAGCATATCCTTAATGGTCTGCGCATCTTCGCCGTTGCGCCATTCGTTGAGGATAATGCGCGTGATATCTTTATTTGTCCGTCCGCGTCCATAGAAGCGAATCCTTGCGTTTATCAAATCTGTTTCGGTCAACTCGTCACCACCTCTGTATTTGTTCGTGTTTTATGCACTTAGCCATTTGCGAGATTTTCTTTGTCCTTCGATTCCATATCTA